CGCCAAAAAGCCTGCCGCTACTGAAGAAGGCGAGCAAGAAGTAGTCGAAGACCCCAAAGATGTGTGGGATAAGCTAACTGCTGGTATGGGCGTTCCTTACGATAGCTTAAATGCAGATGGTAAGGATATGTGGGCTGGCGCAGTTGAAAGCGGGCACGCCAACTTACGGGTGGCTAACGAACTATTTACAAATTTCGGCGCCGATGAAAAGCCCACTGCTGAAGAACCTATTGAAGACGTGGAAGTTGAAGATACAGTAGAGCCGTCTGATTTAGAAAAAGCTAAGGCTAGGGTAGGTAAAGAACTTAGTAAGCTAGCAAGTTCGCTAGGCGCAAAAAACAATCTTACCCCCGAAGAACAAGGGTCGTTGAGCGAATTTATGTCTGCGCTCGGTGACTTAATGTATGAATTAGTTAGGTCTGGAGCAAAGACATTTGCAGAAGCATTTAAACAGGCTAAAAAACAAGCTAAGGAAGAATTAGGTGATGTAGCTAGGTACGTGCCGGAGTCTGCATATAAACAAGCATACGATGCTGTCAAGTCCGGTAGCGTAAACCCCAAACAGCAACGCTCTAAGCTTGAAACACAGTTCAACAATGTAGTAAACCGTCCGTACAAAGACCTTCCAGAAACTACACAGAAACTCACAAATGATGCCCTTAATGCGCTTTCTAACGTGCCCGGCAACCTACGTACCGCTGCCCTTGGGTTCTTAAGTCTTGACCAAATTAACGACTTGTACGGCAAAATCATGCCGTCGATTAAGAAGCTCATTAAAGCGTTGGAAGTTCGTGCTAGTGACGTGGCTAAGCGCCGTGAGTTTGTTGAGAAAAGCATTAGGAAATACCACGAAGTATTTAAGAATTACACACCGGAACAAAAGAAGGCGTTCTTTAAGACGTTCTTTGACACAACTCTTGAGCAGATTGAGCCGCTTACAGTTACCGTAAAAGAAGTAATTGATTCTAACGGGCAGGTGCGCCGCCAACGCACGTACAGCTTAAACAAGAATTTGACGACGGCAAACAATCCTATCGCACAGAAGTTTCACGCGATGCCGGAAGAAGTGCGTCAGGTGTACCTAGATATGCGCCGGGACTACGATAATTATGCCGACGAGCTTGAGAATCTAATCACTAAAGACGTTACACCAAGTGCTGCCAAGAAGTTGCGTACGCAGTTTGAACTGCGCCGCTTGAAGGTCTACCTGCCCCTGTTCCGCCAAGGTAACTACTGGTTGTCCTACACCGACGAGTCTGGTGAGCCTGTTGTTATGGCGTTTAAAAGCAACCGGGAACGAGAGCTTGAGATTCAACGTGCTAAGAAAGAAAAAGCAAAAGACATTAAAGAGTTCTCGCGTTTTGAAGATATTATTAGCCGTACAGGTCGCCCACCGGTAGGGTTCGTAGCGGGCGTCATTAAAACACTACAAGATGAAAAAGTACCAAAGGCGGTGCTTGACCAAGTCTACTCATCTTATCTATCGCTTTTCCCCGCTGAGTCTGTACGGCAAATGTACCGTAAGCGTAAAGGTATCGCAGGTTTTGAAAATGATGCCGTAGAAGTCTACGCAAACGTAATGAGCCGTATGATTAACCAAGTAGGCAACTTGTCGCATGCCAAGGACATTGACACCGCGATGGGGGAGATTATTACCCAAGGCGAAGCTGATGGAAGTATGGCGGCTAGAGATGTAGTCAGTAACATTGCCGCGCAAAACGACTACATGATGAACCCGGTACCCAATAAAATTTCTGCTGGGCTTAGTTCCTTTAGCTACTACATGTATATCGCGGGTAACGTGTCGTCCGCTCTTGTCAACCTTACCCAACTCCCCATCGTTGTATATAGCCTGCTCGGGGGTGAGTACGGATTCGATAACGCATACGATGCTATGCGTAAGGCCACCAGTATGTATATGAATGGCGGCAAGGACAACAATAGTGATTTCCTGCCCGATTGGACTTTTGGTAAGGGTAAGAATGTCCGCTCTGACTTAAAGCGCCTGTACGACGAAGCGGTTAAACAGTCCGTTATCCGTCGTTCTACTTCCCATGAAATTGTTGATATGCGTAAGCAAAGCGCTGGAGACTACGTAGGTCTTCGTGCAAAAGTAGAGACAGGACTTGCGTGGGTGTTCCAAAACTCAGAACGTGCGAACCGCGAAATCACTCTTATCGCTGCGTACGAATTAGCCCGTAAGAAAGGTTTGTCGGAACAAACAGCAATCGAAAAGGCAATGAGCGTTGTTAAGATGTCGCACGGTGCTTCGTTATCGGAGACTGGACCGCGATTCTTCCAAAGCAATATCGGACGGGTAATCTTCACGTTCAAGCGATTCGCGCAATCACAAATCTACCTGCTGTCTAAGTTGTTTAATCAAGCGTTCCGTGATGCCGACCCTAAAGTACGTGACGTTGCTCGTAAACAACTCATGGGTATCTACGGTATGGCGTTCATGTTTGCTGGCGCTCAAGGGGTCCCGCTGTATGGTGCAGGCAGTATGCTTGTCGGATTCCTAATGGGGGATGACGACGAGCCGATAGACGTTGACGAATATATTCGCGCCTCTGTTGGCGACATGGTTTACAAAGGTCCAGTTAACCAGCTTCTCAACGTAGATATCGCAAGCCGAACTGGTTTCAATAGTCTTGTTTGGCGCGACAATCCGCGCCGATTGGCCGAAGTTGGACCTGCTACGTACATGTTTGAGCAGATGGCCGGTCCTAGCTACTCCGCATTTTTGAGCATGCAGAACGGGTACAAGGATATTTCGGAAGGTAATGGATACCGTGGGTTGGAAGCGATTATGCCTAGCTTTCTTAGAAACACCATGAAGGGCTTCCGATTTGCAATCGACGGAGCTACCAACCGTGACGGGGTGCCTATCGTTGATGACGTAAATGCGTACAACATTGCTATGCAGATTACAGGCTTTACTCCCGCCGACTTGTCTGAAGCCTACGCACGTGTTGGCGCTAAGAAAGAAGTAGAAAAGAAAATTCTCCAACGCCGCACTAGCTTGTTAGACAAACTGTACACCGCTCGTAAAGAAAGTGACTTGGATGGGGTGGCAGAAATCAGGGAACAGATTGCCGACTTCAATTCAAAGAACCCCGAAAAGAATGTACGCATCACGGGAGATACAATCAGTAGGTCGATGCGTGGGCACCAGCAACGCGAAAAAGAAATGGTTGATGGGGTGCGTATTACTCCCGCTTTACGTCGCAGACTTGAGGAAGAGTACGGGGCTGATGACGATGAGGATTAACCAACCCGCCATACTCTAACGCCGTACATACCTTTATGTATTATTTGCTTTGCCGTTACCTGCATACTTAGCTGACGGCATTGCTCCAAAACATAGGTCTGTACGGCGTCTCTATCTAGGCACGGTATAAATATAGAAGTGCCTACGTCAAAATCCTTCCACGCTATTGCTACTGGAAGATTGAGTATCCGAAGCACTCTTTATTGCCTCAATGTCAAAGTCGGGGATTTTAGTTACGTCGAAAACGTAGCAGCGGGTTGGTGGTAGTTGGCTGTACTGTGTGCCCGAACCCAGTCTGTGAACCTTGGTTTCTACTAAAGAATTGTTTTTCTTGTGCGGGGCGAGGGCTTCTTCCACACTGATTTTGTCCAGAGATAGTTGCTCTCTGAAAGCGGGAATCGAGACGTAGAGTCGTTTTGTATCCGGCTCAAACCTAATAGCCAAAGACCTACCACGGGGCACATGAAGCGCAGCCTGCTCCAACCCCGTGCGCTTATCGTTCGTGCCGTTGGCGACAACCATCTTGTCAATGTTCTTATACAAGAAAGACGTAAGCACATCCTTCATGTCGATTACAAGATTCTTGTTGCGGTTGCGTTGAGCACGAATGCTGTTCACTACAAACTCAAACACGGGTTTAGTAGGAATATTGTGCAGCCCCAAACGCCCTGCGATGATGCCTCCCGCAAGCCACCTAGAAAGTACACCGCCCCAGTAACGTTCTTTGCTAGTAACCCCCGCCTTCTGTTCTAGTTTCTTGCGTAACTCAACAGATAAAATGTTGCACTCATCCAAGTGCCCTAATACGTACTGCATGTACGGGGTAATCGCATGGCCGTAGTTCTCCATCAAGGGGCTAAAGTGTGCACTAGCCTGCGTACCAGTCATATCAAAATTGTGTTCTGCTTCAACACACAACATACGACCAAGAACCGCATCGGCGTTACCACTAACCGAACTAACTGATTGGTCTAGCGGGTTGTTTGAGGTAGTAAGAAGCGAAGTATTCCACGTGATTCTGTTTACCCGCTCGATATTGTTGGACCCTTGCAGTCGGTTCTTACCTTTACCGTCAGTTACGTCATAACAAAGATTGTATTTGTCTTCAGGCGACCTAGCCGTAAGTTCGTCCATACCAAGGACCATGCTCTGCACGGTGCCCATCCGGTTGTAGGTAAAGTTGTCGGTGTCTTTCTTACGGATAATTTGCTCTTTGGGGTGCCCTGCCACACTCAATGCGGCATAGATAGTCGTAGTTTTACCCGCACCACCAAGTTGGCTGTACATGTTGTAGATGAAGCCGTCGATGTCAGGGTCAAACTTTTGCAATGGGCATCCAAATGCTGCGAACAGGGCAAGGGCACGGTACTCCATACCGGGAGTAACGAAGTAGTTAATGATGTTCTTCCAGACGTGAAAGTCCCCCGCTTCATGAAACGCAGGAGAAACAGTAATTAACGAACTACTTGGGGGGCAATACTCAATCCTGTCGGCGTATAGCCTGCGGTCCCCAACAACAAAACTATCGTTGTTCTCCTGCCATCCAAGTTGAGATACGCCCTTCTCTGCTTTGGTCGTATTTTGGAGATGTTCTACCCACTTTGTAATGTATGCCATAAGTTCATTCAGTTGTTTACCAATTACAGCTACACCCTCTTTACTGATAGCGTCTCTAAACTTATCGACGGCCACCACCGTGCTTAGCGGTAAAACAAAATCAACAACACCGTCTTTGGGTTTGTGCAGCCGTAGTAATACCGACTCTCCGTGAAACACATCGTTAATGCGCTTAACTACGTAGAAGGGGTACGAGTAGACTTTACGGGGTATGGCTGCGGCTTCTTCATCTTCCGATACGCGGCGATAAACCCCACCGTTCTCTCCCTTAAAGTACGGAAACGGGTACTCGGGTATGACGTAGGTTTTAACTTCTTTTGTATTAGCATCAGTGGCTACTACCTCAATCTCTCCCTCGGCCTCCTTGATGCGTAATCCTAACTGGATAGGGCCGCTAATCTTGTGGGGGCAGCCTTCGCATGTTGTCGGACTGTTTCTTCTAAAGACTTCGCAGCTTTGTGCGCCGCCAAACGATGCTGCCTTGGTGCTGGCCTCTTCAAAGTTGTAGTCCTTGTGCCCTTCAGAGATAGCCTTGATAGCTTCATCCCTGTCCTCGCACTTGTTAGCGATAGACAGCCCACCAATCCAAAGGTCGTAATCGGCAGTTGCCCTAGTCTCGTAGAGTTTTCTAATCTGAGCGCAGCCGGTACCTGCGAGGCTTTTCTCCAAAATGTCAGAGAAGTAGTACTCCTTGTTCTGCATCAGCAGTCGGGTAGTCTCGTCAAGCCCCGTGTGCCGTATGTGCTCTGGTATTTCAGAAAACAAATCTACAGGCGCTACTTCGCCTAAAAACGTTTTTATTTCTGCTAGACTGACAGCGTCCGCCTCTACCAAAATATCTACGGATATTGGGTTGTTCGCATCTTTTACGTGGTATGTCCCCGGCACTCTAAGTACACGTGCAGCGTCCGCCGGTACAGTAGGGTCAATATGCAGACCCTTCGTAAAACATAATTTCTTGAACGCATTAGCATACGGCTTCCATTGTGCCGCGCTAAGTTCCTCGTCAAACACCCAGTATACGTGCAGGCCGCGCCCAGATTTAACAATGTTGGGCTTAGGAAATCCGGTTTCTTTTACGAACCTCTTCAATGCTACGGCCGCATCTTCCGTAGTCTCATAGCCTTTTTCGCCCTTATCTTCACCAACATCTAGGTCAAGATACAAGCACTTAATAAGTTCTACGTTTTCGGCTTTTCTGTTAGCCAGAGTTTGAAAACTAGATACTGCAAAGAATACGTTGTACTTACGCTCAACCCAAAAATCTACTTTAGCTAAAAGACTTTCTAATGTAGGAAACAACTCCTGCCTTATGTTTTCTCCTACCCCCTTACACACCCACAAACAGTAATTTCCGGTAGTGGGCAAAACAAACCGCAAAAACTCTTCTCTCGTCCGCATTTACGCACCACGCCAAGTGAAAGGTGGGGGGAACCAACCTGCTCTATCGACAACCCCTTGTTGATAAAAGATTGGCTCCCCCCGGACTAGTTATATTACTGCTGCGAGAGCTTTTCTACCAGCCTTTCTACTTTCTCTCGTAGGTCCTTTCGAGGCGAGGCTTTGCCTTTGAACCACATATAGATTGCCTGCCTAGAAACCCCAAAAAATTCAGCCACATCTGTTACTGGGATGTTCTTGGCAACACATACCTTACCGAGTTTTACACCCAGACTGTCAGAGGACACCAAGCTAAGTTGGTGGATTGTTTTGGTGTTATACCCACGGGAAGTCGTTTCACTCATCATCCCACTCCGACAGGATATTGCTAATCTTGGCCTTCGGTGCCGGTTCTTCTTGGGCCTTCTTAGTGGATACCTTCTTCGGCTCGTCAGATTCTTCCGGTTCGGGCGCGGCGGCTACCGGCTTGCTTTCTAACTTGGGCGGGGTGCCTGCAATCTCTGCGCCATCTGCTTGAGATACGGTCATGGTGATTGCCTTGATAGCATCGGGCGTCTTGCCCTGCTCCATAGCGTCCATAAACTCGCTAGTCTCAAGCCAACGAACAGGCTTAAAGGTGAGTCGCGGCACCGCTGCACCCGTATCAAAACGCATTTCGGTAACAACAGAAGTGATAGGTACGCCCTTGCTACCAATCATTTGCGCGTAAGTCTGCAAGGGCCACTTGTTGTTTTCGCCCTTACCAAACACAGATGCGGCGGGTAAGGTGAGTTGGTAAACACTTCCGTTGATATCGTTCTCCAACACAACCGCTAAGCGTTGTGAATACCGGCAGGCACGGCTATCCCCTTGACCACTACCCTTCACATTCTTGGGGCAGGTTGCACAGCTAGTGGATTGCGGGGTGCGCGCAGTGTGGTCAGGCTTTTCACCGTCCGCAGACCAACAGGCGGGAGTGCTTTTAACACCTTCTTCATAAGTACCTTCGTAGTAGGTACGCGAGACCTTTGATGCTGCTGCCACGATGATTACGTTCATGGAGCGGTCTTCATTACGCGCAACTTCTTCACCACCGACAATCATGCGGAATACACCGCCCTTGATAGAGATGCGCTTAACACCGCCAGCACCACCCATAAGGGCTTTAGTAGTATCGTCCAGTTCCATCGTCCGCAGGTGGGCAGGAAGGTTCTGGCTAAAAATAGTCAAATCACTCATTTGGTAATGCTCCTTATTTACGACGAACCGAGACAGTATATTTACTGTCCACATTTAACCCCTGCGGAAGTACATCGGGGTTCTCTTCAAGGAACTGCTGCATGTTTGTCTGGCTAATACGCCGCTCAAACAAATCTAGTGCATCATGGTCCTTGACAAATTTATGGAATGAGTGCCAATCGCTAGTCCAAAACCGCTTTTGCACCCTACGGCTAACCGTACCGTGCTGCGTCTTCAAACTATCGGCGCCCACAGTCTTACACATATCCAACAACTCTTGCTCAATAACTTCTAACTGCTCTTTGAGCTTGGCATCCTTTTCATCGTACTCTTGATTAAGTTTGCTTCGCTCATCCCTAATTTTTACGTACGCTTTCACTAATTTGTCTGCGGTAATTTCCATACACCCTCCCAACAGTTGAAGATACAGACTAACACCCCCGCTTTACTTTGTCAATCGTCGGGGTCAATATTTTTGTAGAGGTCCACCAGTCTTGAGTGTATGTCTATGTTTCCACTCAACATTGTGTAAATCTTTTTTTCTACATCTGACCCTTGAAGGTGCACCACGGTGACTGGGTTTCGCTGCCCTGCGCGATGCGTACGGGCGTTTGCTTGTAGGTAGATTTCGGTAGAGGTGATGGGACCCCACCATACAACTACGTTCGCTGCTGTTAGTGTTACTCCATGAGCAGCGGCCTGTGGCTGAATAATAAGAACTTGTGGGTCGTGGTCAGTTTGGAACTTGTTAAATATATCGTTACGTTTACCAGCCGGAACTTTCCCGTTAATGATGTCGTTCGTGACCCCGGCTTTAGTCAGTTCCTCGGAAACAATGTGTATCGCATGGGTATATGCAACAAACACTAAGACCTTATGGGATGCTTCTTCAATAACTTCTTTCAGTGTGTCTAAACGATTTTTAGCATCGAAGGCTACGACCTCGCCGGTGTCCGAATAGACTGCACCGCACGAAAGCTGTAATAGTTTGTTCAGTGTGGCTGCGGCGTTTACTGCCGTGATTTCTTCCCCTGCCGCCGTAGCCATCATCTGCTGCTTAATCATCTTGTAGTACTTCTTTTGCTGCGCGGTAAGAGGGACTTCCCGTGTCGTGTATGTAATGTCGGGTAGGTCCAGACATTCTTCCTTGGTGAACCGAATCGCTGGCTGCAACACCTGATGCACTATCTGTTCGGAGCGCGGCCTTGGAATCCATTTGAACTGCGTGACGCGCTGCATGACCATGTCTTTGAACGCGCCAGAAAACTTAGGCACACCGGACGGGTTAACCAATTTAGCCAGACCATAGGCATCTACTGGGGATTGTGCGGCGGGGGTGCCAGTCAACATCCACAACCAAGTCTTAGGCTTGATTAGTTTATTGATGGTCTTCCATCGCTTAGTGCTTGGGTTCTTAAGTGCGTTGCACTCGTCTACGACAACCAAATCAAAGTCCGCCGCTTCTAGTGCGTCGAATACAATCTCGGTACCGTCAAAGTTAATAATTACAAACTCCGACCCGCCGCCAATTGCCTCAATGCGTTTTTCTCTGGAGTAGCTATGGGCAACAGTGCAAGTTCTGTGCATTGCAAATTTAAACAAATCGTTTTGCCATGCTGACTGCATAATTGACAAAGGGCAGATAACCAGTACCCGTTTGATTATCCCTATGTTCATCAGGTAGTCCGCAGCCCATATGACGCTAGACGTTTTACCCGTGCCCTGTTCGTTAAAACAAAACGCTTTGCGATGCAGTGTTAGAAAAGACGCGGTTTTTTTCTGATGGTCAAACGGTTTGTACAGTCCCGGCCATTCATAGTGCGCCTCAATCGGAGACGGCACGTTCTTTATTCTAAGGTTCTTTAGTACCTGCGCTTCTTCTAGGCCCCACTTAACTAACAGCGAACCGTCGTCTAGAAGTTTGCTTTTGGGTATAACTGCCGTGACTTTCTCTGGGTTCTTAAGCCTGAGAAGTAGTCCTTTGTTTTCGATTATTTGCATGAAGTATCAGTCAAGCGCCGTAACAGTAAATGGTCAGTACTTCGATTAGCTCGTCTTCTGACTGCGCTACAAAAGCCGCTACAGACTTATCGTCTTTGTTCTCTACAACTTCACCAATCCAAAACCTTTCTTGACAGATATACATATTTAGGGTCCTGTCATCTATAGTAAGCAATGCCTCAAACTCTTTTTTAGTCATACAAACCCCAATAGCCTATAGAGCCAAATCGGTATTTCGATTAGCTAAACTTACTTTACAGCGGTACTACCTACAGCTTACTTCTTCTCGCCCTTCTTGTGCCCATTACGCGCACGGTTCTTGGACGGAGGCACTAATCTTACACCATCTGAATTGCTACCGCCCTTGCTCAGCATCTTCACGTGGTCGATGTCTTTGCCCTTGCGGTTGACGCCTTTCTTATCCATAGCCCTACGCGCACGTTGCCGCTCCATACGGTCATCATGCTCCCCGCGCTTCTTCTGCATCTCGTACTCATGCTTGTAGGGGCGGGGAGATTTAGTGTAGGGCATGGGTGTTAGGCTTTGCCATTGTGAGGACAGTCTACCACTGGGCAATGTGCGCGACAAGTAAAGTTCGGTTTTTGGTTCCAAACATCTTTTTCTATGGCTGTTTCAAGACGTTTAGTATCCTCGAGCCACTTCATCCAGTACACGTGCTGCTCGCTTGCCGTGTAGTTAGACTTAATAAACTCTTCTGGAACTACAAATAGCAGGCCCGCTTTTACCTTCGTCACTTCTGGAAAGTGCTTGAACACCGCTAACGATAGGATTTCAAGTTGTTTAGTGTCTGCGTACTTGCTGCTCTTGCCGGTCTTGTAGTCAACCAGATACGCCTTTTCCCCATTAATAATTACTAAATCCGCTACGCCACGCCACCATACTAACGGGTCAAAAAATTCGCAGGGCTGCAAGTCTTCCCGCAAGCCCATTCTATACTCGCAATATTTAGTGCCTTCAATTGCCTTTAACGGGTCTAATTGTGCTTTATACCCAGAAAACTTTTCTGGTAATGGTTTGTCATCGCGCACGTACTCTTCAAAGGCTTTATGCACTGCGTTGCCATACAGCAGGTGCTCAGTATCAGGCTCTTTTATATCTTTCTTTATACGCAGTCGATAGTACTTGTGCGGACACTGTAAAAAAAGATTTAGGTTGCTATACGACCACGTGTACTTTGCCATCAACATTCCCCGTAACTAGAACCAATACCAGCTTCGCAGTTTAGAGGAAGTCCGACAGCCCATGTGGGGGAAGTACGCATACATTCTTCTACATACTGCATAGCTTCTACAGCTTCTGATTCTTTTACGATGCAGGCCACGGCATCGTGTACGGTAAGTACGACCTTGTACCGTTTACTTATTTTCACCAACTGCTCTGCGATGACGCAGCGTGCGAGGGCTTGGCACAGGTTCTCAATAACTTTACCGCCGTATATCTTTACTTCGCCCCTACGTGTTGGGTAGACATACTGTTCTTTACCGTCCGGTTCTGTAACCTTCTTCAACCCATTGTACCGCTGCCACAACTTGTTAGGTAGTAGGAATCCAGATTGCACCGAATCAAACTCAAGAACCCCTTCGCGGCCTAAGTCTGTGCTAGTGCCGTTAACAATAGACTCCAAACACTTCTGCGCTTGCTTCCACAGTTCTGGAATCTTTGAATAAGTCTGGCGATACACCGCAATGATGCGTTGCGCTTCTTGCAGTTCGGTTTCAACGCCAAATGATTTTAGCTGTGCTTGGAACTTAACAGCGCCCATACCGTATCCGGCACCAAGAATCGTAGTCTTACCTACGAAACGTTCATCTTTTGTGATTTCTTCGACGGGTTTGTTGTATATGCTTGATGCCATAATCTTGTAGACATCTTCACCATTAGCAAACGCCTCTACCAAATCATCTTGCCCCGCTAACCACGCAAGCACCCGCGCCTCAATCTGCGACGAGTCAGAGTCGATAATCTTAAATGATTCTGGGGCGCGGATTGATAGCTTCAGTTTGTTAGCGTTGGCGCCTCGGGACGGTAGGTTCTGGAGATTGATTTTGTCGTCACCACCCCATCTACCTGTATGTGCAGCGTAATAACGTAATGGTACGGGCATGGGGCCGCGCTCGCCGATGCCGATAAATCTTTCGGTTCGGGTTTCTTCAAGCGTAGTTTTTGTGCCAAGACGTGCAGACACCAATGCTTGAACCTTTGGGTCTGGATGTTCCAGAAGTTCTTTAAACTCTTCATCTGTTTTGGCAAAGGCCCACGCAATCTTCTGGGTGCGAGGACTCATCTTAGTAGGCGGCACCACACCACAAGCCTTTAACAACTCTGCAAACTTATCATTGGACATAAGCGTATCGCGTTCAGCGGCAGCCGTAGCCAAGAGCTTTTCTTTTTTATCTTTTACATCTTGTAGGTGCTGCTGCAACAACGGTACATCTAACTCCAGTACCGGCTCAGTGAACATCCTGAGCGTCACATCAATTACTTTTAGTTCGTTCTTGGGAAAGTTGCCTACTAGAATATTGAACAGTTTGTAAGTCAGTTCGACATCGTTTTTGCAGTAGTCTCCGTATTTTCGGAGGTCTTCTTCCGAGAAGTCCGAGCGCCTTTTACCGAGCGCGTTGACAACTTCTGTTCCTTTTTCGCCAATTCCATATCGTTCTGCAAGGGCTTTGAGGGAGCCTCCGGCTTCGACTCCGTGGGTTGCTCTAGCCATAGACAAAGTGTCAAGTAGTGCTTTAGGAGTAATTCCGAACACCCACGAGAGAATCGCTCCATCAAACTGCATATTGTGCGCCAACACTGCTTTGTCCGACCAATTAAGGTTGTGCAGGGACTTTCTGATTTCGGCGTGAGTGCCGCTAATCCAATCGGTTGGATAGTCTCCGACTTTGACGGCAACCCCAATGACCTCAAACCTTGGGTCTCGGATGTATTCTTCGGTTGTGATTTTGCTGAGCGAGAAGTCTTTATCATAGTAAGTCTCAAAGTCGATGGTAACTATCTGCATTAGAAATCAAACTCCCCTTGACCGGGATTGATTATTCTTGAAACAACTTCTTCAGAAAAATCTTTTCTTAGTACCTTGCGGTACGCTTCTTTTAACAGTGTAAATTCTTCTGCCGTAAGTAGGAAAGCCAAGGGCGTTTGCATGTCTGAACAAAACGTATCTAAAAACTCTTCGCGCCAATGAGCGCGTTTGCCTACAAACTCATGCGGAAAATGCTCCATGCGTTCGACAAGGGCAAGTACTTCTTTTGATACGAATGTCTCGTCCATTTTACGCCGCTCGGTTGTCATTCAGCCAAGCGCGTAGCATACGGGCTTGAACCACCATTTCATCCGTTAAGTCTAACGCGCCCTCAGTTTGATTGTGCAGGCAGGCGTAGTGCAAATCTTTGCACAACTTGTCCATCTTGATAAGGATTGCCGAATAGTCAAATAAATTTTCTGCTGCATTACTCATCGGTATTCCTTTTGATTGGGTTTGTTAAGAAGGGCGTCTAATTCTGCTTGCGCGGAAACGACATAGTATTTTACCGGACGTTTGCACAGGCCCCTAATAGGTTCTTCTCGGCACAACTCAATATCGCCCGTCTCTTTTAGTTTAGCCACATAGCGTTCTATTGACGCTAGGCTCATGCCAATACCCTTGACTAGCTCTATGATGCT